CCCCTCCGAGTAACCAAGTTGATAACCGCCCGCTGCTGCTCCGGGTCCCGCCGCTGCCGCCGAGTCAATCCAAATCATTCCCGCCACCGGGTTAGGCGGCTGGGTTGCCGATATAACAAACGTCAGCCCGCCGAGGCGCCGTAAAGCGTCATCCAATTGCGCTTGCAGAAGCAGCAGGGCTGTCGTATCCGCATCTTGTCCCGCTGGGCCTTGTGCTCCCGCTGGTCCTGGTACTCCCTGGGGCGTTACGTTGAGCGTCACTGGTGCTGGAGGCACAACCGTCATTGTCACGTTTTCGTTAGTGACGTTGAGCGTTCCGCTTGGCGCTGTGGGTTCGACGTTCACGGTGTAGGTGGACATCTAGCCTTCCTTCACCAGTCGGCCCTGAATAAGCGTTGAGCTGAACAGCGGTGACTCTCGGAAGCGCCACGTCGAGTAATGCCCCAGCAACGCCAGCAGTCCGGGCGTGAGCGTTAGGCCGATGACTCCAGTCGATGCCTGCGCGGTGTTGATCGTGAGCGCCCCGACTACTACCCCATCGTTAAGCACCGGAGCTGTGAGAGCTGAGGTGGACAGATTCACGGCTGTAGCGGTAGTCGCTGGCGGAATGGTCTGGGTGACCGTGACTTGCCACGACACAGGCGCATCGCCTGGATAGACCGTGATGTCGGGGTACGTGGCCGGTCTACTCATCTAGGCGACCTTCGAGTAATTGGTGCCGTCGCTCATGTAGGTGCCCCAAGTGTTTTGCGTGCCCAGAGTCGTCGTTCCCGTGATGGTGCCGGTCGGTGTGGCGATAGAGACATTGCCAACAGCCGCATCGACCTTGCCCACACGTACCGTTTTCTTGAATGCTGGCACCGGCAGGGTGATCGTGATGCCAGCAGTACCCGACGTTGCCTGAATGGCGCCGTCCAGAATCCCCATCGAGTAGCTCGACGCTTTGGCAAGGACTTGCCCGAAGGCACCGTAGGTATCGTCGGAGATGTTGGTGACTGTGCCGGTGACGTTGGTGTTTGGCGTCGAGTTGCGATACACGGTTCCGGTGATTTTGATGTTGTCAACGGCACCAGCTGCTTGATTTATACGGAACACTGTGCCTGCGGAGGTATCAACGATGTGACCGTTGATGGACACGGCTTGGGAGTCCACCACATTGACATGGCCGCTATAGAAGGAGAAGGGCGCTCTACTGGCCAGGCTTGTTACGTTGCCGCTAAGGGTCACACCCCATGAGTTATGCACCGTGATCGGAGGGCCGTCGCAGCCCGTAATCGTCGTACCGTTGATCGTTGGATCGTTTGCGTCGAACTCGTTGTCAGTAATCTTGACCGAGTGTGAGTTGTAAACGCGCAAGCCCATGACCGGAGTGGGTGTGACGTAGTTGCCTCGGAACCATGAGCGCTGGAACCCGTTGAAGTCGACCAGGAAGGTGACTGTTCCGCTACCCGGGAAGTATGACGCTCCGATAAAGCTGTCTTCAAACGTGCCGTCTGATCCGTAGAACGTCAACATCGAATACGTCGGATTGAAAAAGCAGTTGTTGAAGTAGCACTGAGAGATGAAGGGTCGCAACCACTGACTAGCCCATACGGGTTGGAAGTAGTTGAAGCCACATTCCTTGATAACCCAGTCATTCAAGTTGTTGGTGTTGTTCGGTGTGAGGAAGGACGTTCCGCCACCAAACTGAATAGTCACCCCGGTCGCGGTTGCGGTGGCCGCTTGACTAAGTGTGACTGTCGTTGCATTGACAAAGGTCAGCGTTGTGCCGCCAGGGATACCAGCACCCTTGATTGCTTTGCCAGTCATGGCCGACGTGAAGGCTGCCGTAGCTGATGTCAGTGTGGTGGAGGCGCTTGTTGTTACTGCGTCTGCTACCGCTGTGCCATTGCCGTTGAAGCAGATGCCCTGAATCAATACGTCATTCACATCGGTGGAGTAGGTAAAGATATTGGTGGTCGTGTTGTAGATGATGCAACGTCGGCCGAACTCTTTTTCGCCTCCGGCCGGACCAATCCACGACATCCCGTTGTACGGAGTTACGGCAGCGGTGAGCTTATAGCGACCGGTTGGCCAGTAGATCGGCCTGATCTTGCCGTATGGGCCAGCCTGCGCCTTTACAATCGCCGCGGCAAGGATGGAATCGCAGGCTGTGTTACCACTTGGATCTGCACCTTCGGCGATCATGTTGATCGGCAGCGAAGCCAGTGTCGCTCGAAGATTCTCTGCCGCCGTTGCACGACTGATCTCGTTTGCTATCGACGTGGTGTGTCCGCCAACAGTTCCCTGCAATGTCGCCAGTTCAGCGCCACTAGCTACCTGTCCTGCTCCAGTACCTATTACTGGGACGGCAGCGGCCAGTGCTGCAAAATTGTCATTTATGGCGGTTCGGCTGTCCCGTATTGGGTCGGTGGCATCGATGACCTCTAGCACTACCGGGCTCATTGCACGGTTGCTTTCTGTTCGTCACTGGCGACCCAGACAAGCGTGCCCCTACACCGTGGGCCACCTAAGCAGTTCTTGTAACCGCCGCTGGGGTAGTCACTCTCGGCTTCACGCTGCGAGGCGTACTCCGTACCGTCATGCGGTGCTGCACACTCACGACAAGTACGGGGATCTAACAGCTCGGATGCTATGTACGTGCCGCCCTCAAGGGTGCCGAACACTTCGCGCCGGGCCGTGTTCTGCGCCTGCATCAGCGCACCGCCCAATTGCTCATCGAGATAAGCATCCGACAGTTCATTCAGGTGCTTCTCGACGCTGCGAGCCACCTGGGCAGGTGACAGAGGCCCACCCGATTCCCTCAATGCCACCCGCCCGGCGGTTTCAGAGATTGAACGGGCCATGAGCACGTCGAGCGCTTCGGCTCTAGACGCCAGGCGCGTGTTCATCTCGGTTAGATCCGGTACAATTGCTGCCACGCCTTGGGCAACAACCTCTGCTGCTGCCTTGTCGGCTGCGTCCTCAGCCAGTTCCTTCATGGCAACAGCTAGAAGTTCTGCGCCGATGGGAGTGGCCTGAATGGACGCCAGTGCCGCCAGGTCGTCGGTCTTCGTGATCAGCCCGACCAGTTCTTCGATCTGAGCGGGCTTGATTGTGTTGGCCCACTCTGCAACCAGGCCATCGGCGGTTTGGCGGAACACTTCTTCCATCGAGTCGAAGTCAATGCCCGCCTTGCCTTCGTTCTCGGTCAGCTCACGGCGCAATGGACGGCCGTTGGCCTGGGCTGCTGCAACAGGCTCACCATCCGGTTCGACAGGAACCACTACCGGCTCGAAGGGGACGTTGACTGCAGGTGCTGGAGGTGGTTCCTCGACCTCTTCCTTCTCAGGCAGGTCGTATTCGGAACGCACGTAAGCCTCAAGCTCTGCGTCGGGAGTGAGGATGCCCTTTTCTGCCAACACGCCAAGCTCGGCAATGGTGAGCATCTTCTGGCCCTCAGTCGAGTACTTCAGCAAGGGTGCTGGTTCGTTCTCGCCCCAGTTCAGATCAACCAGGTCCTCGACGACGTGTTCGTTGGTGGTGTCGCAATACTGCTTGGCGATGGCCTCTTGGGCACGCGCTCCCTTGTCTTGGAACGTCTCGCCTAGCGCCCTTGAACCCGTCTCGGTGGTGCCGAGCTGCATGACCATCTCAAGCATGTTCTTGGCGATCTGCTCGTCGTGATACTTGATGCTTCCAAGGGTGTCGGGCATCGACCCTTCTGTGCCGACCAGCCTTAGCTTTGCTCCATACGGCAGGACACCGCCCGCTGCTTCGCCTGCCTTGTAGGCCTGCGCAAGCGCGTCGAGCGCCCTCATCTGTAGGTCCGAGCTGTTCTGCGCTGCCTCGATGATGGGAACACCCATACCGTTGCGTTCGTGCTTCATGGCATCCACGCGCAACAGACGATCCTTGATGAGCCAATGCTTGTAACCCGACCTGAGGACCGGCCTGCCGTACCAGTTGCCGCCCTCTTGTTCGTTCACGTAGGCAACCAGCCGGGTCACGGGGATCATGGGCTGGCTCATTAGAGCGTTGTAGCTGCCGAGCAATCCCCCGCCGTTGCCTGGGCCGAAGTAGCCGTAGTTGTGTTGCTTGATGTACTCAAGCCCACCGTCTCGAGCCGTGCCTATCTCTGAGATGGTGCCCGGCATCCGTGGTGCGAGCTTGCGGATATGGACCCGCTCGTTCTCGATTCGGTACACCTGCTCGAAGAAGAAGTGGCCGTAGGAAAGCGCCAACAAGGCATGGCGCAAGTGATGGTCGTGGCTGAATCTTCCTCGGGCCCGACGTTGTGGTTCGGGCTCTTGGCCCTCGATTGGGAGGTTGAAGTCCTTGGCTACGAACTCGACAACCTCATCACGTGCGCCGTTGGGGTCTATGAACCAGTCGTAGCGACGAATGGGAAGTGTCGTGGCCAGCAGGACAGCGACAACCTGAGCGTCGGTACGCATCCGGTTGTAGACCGCGATGGAGTTAGGCCATTGCAGCTCTGGCGTCTCTTCGATCGTGTCGAAGAATGCTGACCAGGGAGCCATTGAAAGGCCACCGTGCCCGATTTCCTTCTCGATAGCCGCCACTGCACCCCTACCACTGCGCGTTGAGCAAATCCCCTGTTACGGCTAATCCTTTATGTGAATTAACGTCAATAACAGAGCTTTGATTTTGAAAGAAAGCGTATACCAGGGCGTCAGCTCTATCTGGAGAAGGCAATCCCCTTTTTCTGATTTCGTCTTTAGACTCAATCTGCACGCGTCCTCTTGAATCCAGCTTCCATTGAATGGCACCCAATTGCGCAGCAAGCTGATCGTCATCGGGGTCGATGTCAATGTCACCGCTCTCGAACATCTCACGTAGGTTCCAGAACGACTCGGCCCGTGCATTGATGAACCGCTCCTTGTCTGCTGGTGATTGACCGCCATTGACGCCCACAATGTCGAGGCCCAGTTCCCGCGCTCTGTCGAAGACGCCTGCGCCGACTCCAACCTCATCTATGACAGCCGACAAGTAAGCCTGGATTCGTGTCTCGGCGTTTATCTCGGTGAAGGCTCGGGCAATGTGCCCGGTGGTTTCCATCGTGTCGGCCTTGTTATGCGCCCTGTAGAGGCGCACCCAGCCACCCTCTCGGCGGTACATGACTGTCTCGTCTTCACCGAACCGGGCGATGTCGATACCCAACACAGGCTTATGGGTCCGCTCCAGCGTCCGTTCCTGTGCTGCCTTGATCCACTTGGGATGGATGAGGGTGGAGTCAGATACGTCTGGGAACTCGCCCAGGACCTTGCTCTGATAGATCGGTGAGGTAACACCCCATCGCTTCTTGCGCTCCTCGACCCACTCAGGGGAGATGAGCAGGGGTAGGAGGCTTTCCGGCACCTTCTCCCCCGTGAAGGCAGGTGTATCAAAGGCGCTGATTTTGTGGACGTTCCACCCGCTGCCCGGCTTACAGATCGACGCGAAGTGTGACGATGGGTTATCCGGGTTACCGATGGCAAGCACCCTGGCGTTCACGTTGGTGGCCAGGGCATCGACAGCATCAAACAGGCTTTTGGGTACGCCGTCAGCCTCGTCAATGATGATCAACGTGTGCAGAGCATGGATGCCTTGAAAGGCTGCCTGGTCATAATCAGCCGGCTTGCGTCCATAGGCCACCAGCTCCTCGCCGATCTTCCACTTCTGCTCACCGGTGATCTTGCCCTTTAGGCCACCCTTACGATGACCTCGTTCAATCTCTCGCCAAAGGATCGCCTCCACCTGAGCCGTGGTGGGTGCTGTCGAAACACCGAATGCCGTGCCCACCTCATGAACACTCAGCCACCAAAGAAAGAGCCGGGACGATACCCACGATTTGCCAGTGTCATGTGCCGACTGGACCGCTGTGTAGCGGTTGTTGACAACCGACTGGGCTACCTCGGCCTGTCTTGACCACATGACTTCGCCCAGTACGTCTTTGGTCCAAGTAACTGGATCTTTGACGTACGGATTGGGCAGCGGATACAGCAGCTCGGCGGCTATCTCCCACGGTGATCGGACAACGGTCATTTGCTTAATTGTCGCGCTTTGCGGCCTCGTTATTTGTCTCATTGTCGTGAGATACTTGAGTCTTCTTGGAAGGATTCACATGTATATCGACGCTCCCCATAGCGGTATTGCCGCTTTGCTTCTGTTTGTCATTGGCCTGTTGTCAGCGGTAATCGCATACCTACGCAAGCTGTCGCATCGCTAGGTGCAACTGCCCACCCTCAGCGTCCTGCTGCCTGCTCATCAAGAGGCTGAACACATAGGGGCCGTGATCCACGCTTTACAGACCAGCACGTACCCGATCGAGCAGATCGTGGTCGTTGCAGACGCCTGCACCGATGACACTGCCGGGATAGCTCGGTCCATGGGATGCACGGTCATCGAAACGAATCACCAGGACAAGGCCGAGGCTCAGAACTCAGGGTTCGCTTTGATCGACACTGAGCTGGTCGCCGGGATGGACGGCGACACTGTGCCCGACGTTGACTGCATTCGGCTCATGGTGAAAGACCTTGTTGAGAAAGGCTATGACGCCACATGCTCGACCATCTTGCCCATCCAGGCCAAGGGTCTGTTCATCCGGTCACGCAGGTTCGCCTATTCCCTCGGTCGCATGTCATGGCGATGGGCTCAGGCTCAGGTCGGCAAGATTCAGGTCCTTACCGGAGCGTCCTATCTGTTCCGTAGTGACGTTGTGCGGGCTGTAGGAGGCTTCCCTGGTGGCCTGGTCAGCAATGACATGGACCTGACGTGGGCGCTGCACACAGCGGGCTACAAGTGCGGCTACACCGGCTCGGCTTTGGCCTACACCTATGACCCCGAGACGTTCACGGTGTACCGCTCACAGATGCGACGCTGGGCATCAGGTTATTTCCAGAACATGGCCAAGTACAAAGGCACCTGGCTCCGTAGTCCCGCCGGTTTCTTGGTTGTAGGCGGCGCATTGCTTGATCTGTGTCTGTTGTTCTGGACCGAAGCCTGGTTTGTGTGGGCACTCGCCACCGGCAACTACCACTCGTCGCTACGGTGGATTCTTACGTTTCTCGCTGTACGCACCGTCGTCACTGTCGGCCTTGTTGCTCGCACCGTGGGCCTCAAGGAAGCGCTCTTAGGTGTCGGGCCGTACACAGTGGTCAACGTCTACAACAAGTGGATCTACCTGGCTGCGGGCTTCAGGGAGTGGATCTTGGGCAAGCACTACATGTCATGGACCGGCAGGCAACAACGGGCCACGGTGATCAGCCCCATGACGTCTCGCCGCAAGCTCACCCTGGCTGCTCTCGCCGCCGTTGCACTCATTGCATCGGCACTGCCGTTCTGGACGGCTATCGCTCAGTCTGCTTGACCAAGCGGCATCACATAGCCGTCCGTCACTTACTGTCCTCGATTGCGTAATCCGGCATGTACCTATTCGATTCCAAACCCCACTTGTCACCGTCTTTGATGTGCACGGCAATCTCGGCGATCAACTCAGGGTCATCCGACTGCGTCATGCTTTGGGCGATCTTCCGCTTTTGCTCCTCGTTTGCCCTATTGCAGACAGTTATTCCGGTTGATCGCCTTGGCCAATGGCTACTAGGTGACGCCGCGTAATCTCCGGCACCCGCTGCTGTTGTGAGGCTGTGAGCCCTACCTCTTCGAGGATGGCCTGCATGACTCCAGCGATGAGCATTGCCTGCTTCTCGGCCAGTTCTACGTGGCGCTCGGCTATCCCATCGGCGAAGTCGAGGCCCAGATACTTGGCTCGGCGCGCCATGATCTTAAGAGCCGCATCAACCGCCTTCTCATCACCACGCAATGCCTTGGGATACACCCCACTCCATATGGCATCCAGGCGCGACAACTCTGTTTCACGAATCTCATTGACGTCCGTAGTGATTGAGCGCTGGAAACATCGCAGAACCGCTTTACGAGCTGATTCATGGTCAGCCCAACCCAGCTCTTTGGCGATGTCCTCGTAATACATACCAGCGCGATGCAGTTCAAGAGCTTTCTGCTCTCGCTCGATCACCGATGCCTTGTCCTGCTTGACTGAGCCCGGTCTAGGCATTGTGCGAATCCTCGATGCGAAACCCGAATATTCGTAGTGGCCTCTCCCGTACCTCGATCAGAACGTTGCCTTTCGAGTCCACCAACGTTTGGATCACCGGGTTCTCCGTTTCCCACACTTGCGGTGTTGGCACCACGTAGTCCTCGTCGTCATCGCACACAACTCACGAGGCCAAACGTTTCTGTCGCTCGATCTTCTTCCGATCGCGCTCTGTTGTCGCTGCCCATATCCCCGACGATCTGGTCATGATGGCCTTGTTGAGACACTTTTCCCTCACAGGACATGGCCCACATACCTCACGGTGTTCCTTGGTCACTACGTCAAACTTTGGTTCATGGTTCGGAAGGAAGAAGCTCTTGGGAAGTGAGGCACACGCTGCATCGTCCTCCCATGGTTCTTGTATCCCCCACCATTTGCGTAAGCCTCGGTAATTCCCCTTGCCGTTAGCCATCGCCGTTCACCACGCACGCGTCTCCGTCTTCCTTGAGTGCTCTGTCCAGTTCGTCGAATGGAAGATAGAACCGGCCCTGTGAGCCCCACTGAGGCCCCCAACTATTCCAACACTCCACCATCCGGGTTCGGACATTGAGCCCGGTAGCCATGAACTCATGGCCTCCTACGATGGGACCTGAGTAAGTGACGATGCCTTTGGCGTTGGGGGTGAACATGTCCTGTCGCCAATTGACCCCAAGTAGTACCGGGCCGAGCACTAACGCTGCTAACGCTTGGTCAATCCCGAAGGCCCAGCGGTAGGACTTGATGAGCCCGCGTGCTTGAGCGGCCTTGCACACCGCTAGTCCCGATGAGCCGGTGTCCTCTGGCGGATAGATGCCTGGGAAGGGATCGACAATGGTGGCTTCGGAGTACAACTGCTCGGCCAGCATCCCGTGCAGGATCGGAGAGGACTGACGTGAGTCGATCTTTCTCCATGCCCTGCCGTATACCGGGGCTGTATAGAGCGCCCCTGTCATGGCGTGCCCGGTGCAACTCCCGATGGCGCCTTGGTCTAAAGCCGGAATCCAGCGCTTGTGTCGAACGCTCTTGAGTTGGGTGGCCGTGCGCGCCGGGAATGCCCGACTGCGTTCATCGTGATTTAGCCGCCTGCCCAATCCGTAGGTCAATGTGGTGTGCTTCCGTCATACGGGACCGCATGGCCCGTAGCAACCATCTCCTCGTTGACTCTGACGCCCGATGCACTGGTGATGAACGCTAGATACCGGCCGTACTTTTCCTTGCGGTCCTTGATCGTGGTCACCGTGACCTTTGCGCCTATACCGCCGACCATGTCAATCAACGCTGATTTCGCATCGGCGCCCGGCTTGTTGACCTCACCGTTCACACGCATCTCGGGGGCGTTGATTTCAGCTAGGCGGAATGTCATTTTGCGACGGGTATCGAATCCCATATCGACATCGGCGTGGATCGTGTCGCCGTCCACCACG